AAGCAGACATGGGCGGTGGGTAAGACGGCCGGCGGCCGATTGAAACTGTACCGGCTGAATGTCACGGCGTATAAGGATGCGATGCACCGGGGCTATTTCGAGGCGACGGTTCCGGGGGCCGGGTACGGTCATCTTCATTCGGAGACCGAACACATTGTACTCGAGCATCTTACCAGCGAAAAGAAAATAATCGAGCGCCATGGAGATAAGATCAAGTGGATCGGCTGGGTCGTTAAGACGCCCGTCCGGGCGAACCATTTTTGGGACTGTGACATCTACGCCCGGGCGTCGGCGGACATCGCGGGTATGTGGAATCTGCCGAACCCGGATGTAACGAAAACAGAGGTCAAGCCGCTCGGCAAGCCGGTGGGGAGAAAACCGATAAGAACAAAATATTAACCGCGGATTTCGTGGATTAAAAAAAAAAAATAATAATACAGGAGACAGAATCATGGAAGATAAGAAAAAACTCAAAACTCAAAACTCAAAACCCAAAACTAAAAGGTGGAGTTTTCCCACCGTCAGTACCTGCCCGCGATGCCGGGGGACGCAGACGCGGGCGGTATCGACGCAGGGCAAGGTCCAGTACCGAAAGTGCCTGGCACCGATCTGCCGGAAGCGGTATACTGTAATCGGAACGAAAGTAAATAAACGAAAGGAGAATTCAAATGTCGAAACAACCAACAACGAAATTGCAAACGGAACCGAGCAAAGCCAAACCGACGGAGTTGAAAGCCTTAACAAAGACGGAAATATTGATGGTAATGCTGGCCAAACACCCGGGTCTGCGGAGTAAATTGCTTGATGCCTTAGAGACTGAGCGGTTCTTTATTACGCTGAGTTTTCAGAAGAAACTCAAGCCGGACGATCCGAACGATCTGCAGCACTTCTGGCAGAGAATGGGATTCATGGCCAACGATGTGCTGCCGAGTCTGAGGCATATCGCGAACGATTACAAGGCGAAAGAAATGCCGAACGCCGAAGTCGAAGGGGATGGATGGCACTGATCATTTATTAATTATTAATTATGATTTATTATTGAAAGGCGGTGGCGTTATGGCGAAGTCTGAAATCAGGGATGGAGAGCATTGGTGTCCCAAGTGTGGCGGGCATATGAGTTTGTTCTGTGAGGCGGATGTTAAAGAACGGTCGGGATTGATTGGAGCCCTTACATCAATTGAAATTGCCAATATCCGTACCGAGAAGGAAAAAGCCACGAAATTACTGGATGAATTCATGGTGCTGTTCAAACTCTGGGAAGAGGATTACTCCATAATCAATCAGGCAAAAATAATGATTGCGGCATCGAAAAAGGCAAATCCGAATTATCCGATTACGTTGAGTTTGTTCGACCGATTGGAAAAAGAAGGATATTTGAAGGGTTGACGATTTTCGATTTAAGAATCATTATTTAGCCCCCGGTTTCACCGGGGGTTTCTTTTTGCGCAATTTTCTTTACAACATTGTAAAGAATCTTACGTTTGGGGGTGATTTCACGCATTTTAGCGTTGTTCATATCGAGCGCAAGTAGTCGAATAGATACATAAAGGATTTGAGATTTGATATTTCAGAGGACAGAATGATGAAGTAACAATCGCAGAACGGGCAGACGGTTAATCGCCGACGGCAAGTTGGTGCCAACTCACTGACTTGCCGTTTTTTATTTGCCCGCCGAACAAGTCGCGAAAACACAGAACGATGAACGCAGGACGAATATGGCATTAACATCCGCTTCGACACTCGATGATGCGCTGGCGCAGTATAACGACAACCTCTCGTGGGACGGTGATATCACCAAGGCCTCGGCGGCCTTAGCTGCTATTCGCTGGCTGCTGATCAACCGGCCGAAGATCATCGCAACAAACGATCGCAGCGTCAATTTCGAGCTGCTGATAAACGAGCAGGCGAAACTTGAAAAGTTCGTTTCGAGTTTCTCGACCAGCGTCAACCGTGCGAGCTTCGTGGCAGGGAGGATGCAGACGTGAAAGCGGTTCGCAAGCCCACAGCATCTTCCGAGCGGAAAATTAAGATCGACGGATTCCGCGGCGTCTACGGTTCGCTCGGATACCGGTCGGCGAGGATCGCCGCTTCGGAGGGACGGGGCTATCATTCATATCCCGGCAGTGCCCACGATGAGCGTGACAGGGTCAGGCTGATCGCCCAGTCGCGGGACTTCATGCGCAATAACGCGATCTATAAGGGCATGATCGAGCGGATGTGCTCGTATATCGCCGGCAACGGTTTCGAGCTGCAGGCGGTCGGGCCGAAGGCGGCGGTGACAAAGGTAGAGAAGCTGTGGAAGGACTGGTTCGGCTCGCCTGAGATCCGCGGACTGCTTTCGGGCGCCGAGGTCTCAAAGATGATCGTTCGCGAACTGTTTGTCGCAGGCGATACCCTGGCACTCAAAACGAACAAATCGCTCATCCAATTATTCGAGGCCGAGCAGATAGATGGTGACAAATCATATCCCAACGGCATAAGGAAAAACAAGTACGGCGCTCCGGTCATGTTCCATTTGTGCCCGTGGAAGGCGAGCGGGATCGATAAGAGGAACGGGAAGGGCGTGACGGCGGCCGAAGTCCTTTTCCTTACCAATCCCGAGCGGCCCTCGGCCGTGCGCGGCGTACCGGCGTGCCAGGCCTCGTTCGCAATGCTTCACCGGGTAAACGATATATGCGATTCCGAGGCTATCGCGTGGCAGCTATTATCCCGCCTGGCCGTGTCGATCGAGAGAGATGGCGGGCCGGAACTGGGATATACCGAGTCGAAGGCCGATCCGAACAAAGCGACCGCCGATACCGAAGGCGACCTGGCGACCAGGATAACCGAATTGGGCTACGCCCTCATGTTCCACGCCCAGCCGGGCGAGAAGATAACGGGAATTGAGAGGAACATTCCCGGCAAGAACTTCACCGAATCGATTCGCATGTTCCTGAGACTGTTAGGCCTGCCGATCGGGTGTCCCTTGGAGCTTATTCTCCTGGACTGGACACAGTCCAATTACTCGCAGAGCCGGGCGGTACTCGAGCAGGCGTATGAGAACTTTGTCGGCTGGCAGAAAAAGATGATCGATTTCTTTTTTGCCCCGCTGTTTCAATGGCGATTAGCCGCATGGCAGTCGGCGGGTTTGGTATCGAAAAACGCGAAGCTCGAGGCGAGCTGGATCACGCCGACTTTTCCCTGGATCGATCAGCTCAAGGAGGCCCAGGCCCAGGCTGCCAAGATCGACCGCGGCTTCGTCACTCACAGGCAGGTCTGCAAGAGCCTGAAAACCGACCGCGATGAGGTGATCGACCAGCGGGAAGTCGAGGTTCGCGATGCGATCGAAAGGTCGAAAAAGATCGAGTCCGATACCAAAGTGGCCGTGCCGTGGCAGATATTCGCGGGCATGGAGCCGCCGAAGGTCAAGGAAACCGCGAAGGTGGCGGAAGACTCGGATGACACGGAGGCTGCCGGGGTCCCAAAAAAGGAGAAAGACGACGATGAATAATATGTTCTTATCGAATTTTGTCGCGAGTAAATGGGCGGCCGAGCCAATGTGGCTCGAGTCGTTTATTACCCAGATATCCGAATTAAAGGTCACCGAGTCTTTAGCGGATATCGAGGTGGCGGTTAAGCCGAGGACGTACAGTGTCATCGGCGGCCGGGCAGTGATAAATATAAGCGGCGTTTTACTCAAGACAGTGCCGGGCTGGCTGCGGTTCTGGGGGATTGAGGCGACGGGATACGATGAGATACAGGCCCAGATCGGCCAGGCCCTCGCCGATGAGTCGATCCAGGGTATCCACCTGCAGGTATCGAGCCCGGGGGGGATCATCGACGGTCTGGCCGATACGGCCGATGCGATATTCGGCGCCCGGTCGAGCAAAAAAATTACCGCGACGATCGAGGACCTCGGGGCCTCGGCTGCGTACTGGCTGACCAGCCAGGCCGAGACTATCGAGGCCAACAGGACCACCGAAGTCGGCTCGATCGGGGTCTATACCGTTTATTTAGATTCATCGAAGGCGGCGGAGGATGCGGGTTTTAAGGTGGTCCTTATAAAATCCGGCGAGCATAAGGGTATGGGGATACCGGGCGTGGGGATTACCGACGAGCAGATCGCCGCTGTCCAGGCCAATATCGATGCGATCGCCGATCAGTTCGTCGATTCGGTGGCCCGCGGCCGGTCGATGGACGCTGGCGATATCCGCAAGCTGGCGACGGGCCGGTTGTGGATTGCCGCGGAAGCGAAAAAACTCGGACTCATAGACCGGGTGACAAAAGCAACACAAAACAGCAGCCCTAATAAAGTTCAATCTAAAGGAGAATCCGTTATGAAAACAGAAGATGAAATAAAAGCAGAGCAGGCCGAGCAGATCGAGAAGGCGTCAACCGAAGCGGCGAGCGACGCGGTCGGTGAAGAGCGCAAGCGAACGGC